AGCCCTAAGTCTATTCTGGCGAAACTCCAGAGGTCTGCGTCCCATTGAGTTTCGTCAAAAGATTTTTTTTTTCCTCAATGGCTGCTTCCTCTGTCTTGGGCTCGATTTTTAAATAAGTCTCGGTGATCACGCGACAGGTAAGTTGAATCACGTCGCGCAGATCGAACGGCATGAGGCCGACCGCGGCGAGCGGTAAATCGGGGTCTTCGTGCAGCATGGAGGCCCACAGGATAGCCTCGCAGAAGTCCATCCCGACATCGCCCTGCTCGACCTGCGGCAACTCCTCCATCATTATCCGAAAAATGGCCTTGCGCGGTTGAAGGCCGCGCGATTTGTTTATCTCGCGCTCGGCCGCCTTGAGCCCGCCAACCGTCAGCAACAAGCGGCGCGGCTTGTCGAGCTCGATCTCTATCGGTTGAACGCCGGCACGCATAATTAATAATTGAGAATTGATAATTGAGAATTATTCGGATCATTATCCATTATCAATTTTCCATTCTCCATTTTTAAGGAAGTCCTGCCGTCCCTGTCGTTACCCGCGTAGGTGCGCCGCTGATCCGTACCGTTGCGCCCATGCGAATTGCCTTAGTGAAATCTAAATTCGGCGAGGGCGAGGTCAAAAATCCGGGAAAGCCCCAGCCATGCAGGCCTCCAGGCAAAATAATGCCCCAAAGACGAACCGGAAGCGGCTCGGCGACCGCGTCATCGTAAAGCACGATATGAATCGGAATATTGATGATGTCCCAAAGCACTTCGAGCGGCAGCTCGCCGCCGTCGCGCAGGGTTGCCGCATATTCTTTATACCCGCCGGGGCTTGAATGGTTGGTGATCTCGTCGAAGTCCTGGCGGATCTGCGGACCGGTTAAAACGGTGCATTGCGGGATTTCTTCATACGCCAAAGTGCTTGGATTTTTTCGGTAAAGCTTGCTGCCCTTGGCCAGCATGTAGGTTGACATGATTTAAACTCCTTCAAAGCTGACTCGGCGCGCGATTGACGGCGACTTTGACAGATAAATCACTCATCACGATGGTCACTTTGCCGTTGGCGTCGGTGAAGCCGCTCCCATTGATAAGGATCGTCGCCTGGTCGCCCGCCGCCAATGAATAGGGCCCGACATCGCCGATGCGGTTGAGCGAGTCGGCTACGCTTTTAAGTGTCCAGGTAAAAGGGCTTGAGGCGTGGGTATTGCGAATCATAACGATCTCGCGGCCGGTATAGACGAATGAAACGCCGTCTGTGGTGACCGTTGGCGCGACGAAGATATCGTCGAGAGAGTCGGCGGTCGGCACCAGCGCCATGACCTTTTGGAGATTGCGGATCTCCGTCGCTTCGTTAAATGCTCGAACAGCCATGATTTAATTCCCCCATAAGAACCGGTAATCACCAAGGATTTGATGATTGGATTGGCTCTCGACATCGGCGGCGACGTAAATAGGCAACTCGTCCTCCATAAACACGCCGCCGATCGTGATGCCGCTTTGCACATCCTGGTGATCTTCCCACGGTTTTAGAGCGCCGCGGACGGCGTCCGCCGTTTGCCGCGCGACCGAATAGGTCGGCGCTACAGCCGAGATTTGAAAGCGCGACTCCTCCGCCCCACAGGCGCCGTCATGAGAGTATTCCGGCAGGCGTCCCGTTTGCTGATAGATAACCACGGGCAAAACGGCGTTTTGTGGATACGTGCTCGGATAGATGCGCGTGCCCACAAGCGCTGAGAGCGGCGGATAACCACGCAATTGATTGACGATGACTTCTTCCAACGTCACGCGACTTCTTTCTCTAGATTCTCGCGAATGATTGCTTCAAATGCCGCCAGGCCCGGTCCTTTTTGCGCTTCAAATGCCGGCGTCATCGACGGCCGCGCGCCGAAATGCCTTATAACCGGCCCGCCCCGCTGCGAACGGTAAGGCGGCCCGAGCAGCTTAAAGCCAAACTCCCACCAGTAGGCGACATTGGCGTGCGTCACCGACCGGCCTTTTTCGTCTGTATCGAATATTTCCGTGGATGGACCGATCTTCACAGTGCCCGTAGAACCGCGCATTTTGACCGAGGTGACGACTTTCAGCCGCGGTGATATCAATGTCCTCGATAGTCGCTCGCCGTGCGCCCTGACGGGCTCTGCGAAGGCTAACAGCGCTTTTCTAAGGATTGACTGCTCGAGGCGGCGAATCCGTCCTTCGAGTTTTCGATTCAAATCCTGCAAGCCTTTTAATTCGAGTTGCATCTTCCTTATCCGACTTCCTTGCAAAGAATCTCTAAAGTGGTGCGCCGCCGATCCGGCACCACTGCCTCGATATCCAAGACCTCATCTCGAAAAAGCAGGCGCATTGCGGCTTCGATCCCTTCGCAATAACGGGTCATGACGCGGGTGGTTATGTCCGCGCCCACCGACTTGGCCAGGAACTGCTCGCGGCCCGAGAGTTTCATCACGTCGGCACGGAGCTTCTGAAAATCGGTCCAGACGTCGATCGGCTGGCCAAAATTGTCCTGCTCCTGGGTGCGCGCCTGAATTGTCACCACTTCCCGATTGCGCCCGGCGTTCATAACGAAAAAAGCCTCTCGGACGAAATAAGATTGTCGACGAAATCGAGCCCCTGGATCTTCGCCTCGGTATAGGATTCCCTGTTCTCGTAAAAATCGGCGGTCTTGATCAGCAAATAGTTAATGAGATTGGGCGCCACGTCCTGGCGCTTGTCGCCGTATCCCGCCACGAATTCCACGGCCACAGCAGCCGGCCGAGGCTCGACGTAAGGCCATGAGGCGTTTTGGAGCTTTACGATACGCGGCGGGCGTGAATTCAAATCGACCATGTAAAGATTGTTCGGGATCGTCTGTGTGGCCCCATCGGGATCGATATACTTAACGCTGGTCACCGATTGGAGCGGCCTTTTGAAAATCTCAATACAATCGGCCGGCAACCAGTCGAGATACATCGTCCAGGTCTGCGTGATGGCGATATCGTAGATGCGCTCGATCATCTGCCGCACTGACAAAATCTGTCTCTGGATCAATAAATCGTCTTCGTTGAGATCGATGCGCGAGTGGGCTTTGACCTCATCGATGCCGATCGGCTCGATGGCCGGCGGTGTTTTGAGGACGAATGATGGGATCGGCCTGCGACTAAGATCGTACATTTTTCCGACGGCGTTTTATGACTGCCGTTTCGTGCTCGATATTGTCTTCCGGCGTTTCAATCACCGCGCCCGGTATTAACTTTTTTTTTCATCAACCACCGGTAGCGCTTTACCCTCGCTGATCCAGCGCTCGGCGACATCGGGCCGCACGTCATATTCCTTATGCGCGCCGATCCAGCCGTATTCCTCAGTGAAGAAATCCTGCACCGTGGTGACTTTAACGGTATTTTCTTCAGCCATGATTCACTCCCGCTCACTTAAGCAAGCGCCAGCCACTTCACAGGCCGAGTTCCGGCATCTAATAAATTGCCATCCGAGCGCATGAAAGCAATAAAAGCGATCTGATCCGTGTCGGCATATCTTTCCTCGAGCCGCACGAGGCGAATCGTCGCAACGTCACGAATCAAATATTTGCTTAAGTCACCGAACAGAACCAGCTTTTGACCTGTCGTAAATGCCGATGACATGGACTGATTGACGGTGTAGCGGTAGCCGAGCAATCTATCCGGCACGCCGTTTTGCAAACCAGGCTGCCAAATATATGCATTGGTCGTCGATTCTTTTAGTTTCCTTATGGTCGCGAGGACGCTGTCGTGGAACATAAAACTAGCGCCCGGCCGATAAGCCGGATCGACGCTATGAATCAGGTCTATGACCTCATCGGACGTGAATGTCGTCATGGATGCCGCAGCTTTGCCGACCACCGCGGCAACTGTCAGCCCTTTGGGTAGTGTGGTGCCGGCGCCGGTGGTGAAGTGGTCGTTCTGTATGCGCGCGATGCGAGTGCCGAGCCAATCGCCGACGAGCGCGCCGAGATCGAAGGCCGAGTCCTGCGTCAACTCGTAAGACATGAGGATCGGTTTGGACGAATATTTGAAAGCATTTAGGATAAGTTGGGCAAAGGCCGGGTCGACCGATGCACCGATAGTCGTTGCCTCGGCTAAGATCGCGCCCTTGTTGGTCGTGTCGTTCATCGTCGGATAAGGCAGCGCATTGCCGGAGTCGGTGCGGATAATCGTCGCATTGAGCCTGACGCCGCCATAGGCAAGGAGCGCCTGTTCGAGCGCATAAACGAACCCTTGCGGGATGGTTTCTTTGCCCGCGCCCGAGGTCGCCACGTCCAAACCAACACGATACTCACGCTGGAAGGTCCGGTAATCCTTGATGATCGGCAAATCGATCTGACTGGCGCGCAAATCAGGGATACCGAGCCGCACCGCGGCGTTGATGTGACGCTGCTCCAATACCGCGCCGGGTTTGCCCATGCGCAAAAAGCCTTGCACGCTAAGCGAGACGGCTTCTTCGTATTCCATCCGCGACAAGGCGCGATTGGCGACAGAACCGTAGCGAATCGTGTCGAAAGATACGCTCCCGTTGAATGAACCCTCGCCGTTCCCGTTGCCGTTGCCGTTGCCATTGACGACGCCGGCAGCGACACGAGCGCTACGGGCAAGCTCGGCTTCTTTCCCGGCTAAAAACTCCTCGTTCTTGATGCGCTTTTCCAGTCCGGTGATGGCCGTCTCCATCTTGTCGAATTTCTCACGGTCTTCCGGCGTCTCGCCGCCGCGCTTGTCGCAATCGTCCTGAAGATCGCGAAGCTCCTTCACCGCCGTCCCGAGCTGCTGCCGGAGTTCATTAATATCTAACGACATAACTGATTCTCCTTTTGCTCA